TCGCGGTTTCGCTGGTCCAGAGTCCCTGCCGGAGGTTTCCATAGAGGCTATATGCTGTGCGCGCTCGTTCGGTGTCCGATAGGCGCTTGTATACCTTAGCGCGGATTCCTTCAGCAAGCACATCATGCCACCGCAGGAGCAGCCAATTTGATGTGAGCGCTCTGGCGGCGGCCTCAAGTTCGGGAGTATCGACAGCATCAGCATACGTCCACCCTGATTCAGGATCGAACGTTGCCGGTCGTGCGGCGGACGCTTTGTATTTCAGACTCGCGGGGAACTGATACCATCCGAGTGCGATGGAACTGCCAATCCCGGTATAGCCTGAAAATACGAAAGTTCCTCCGACCCTGTAGTAAAAGTAATCCAGGGAGTCGAGATGACGCCCCGGGACGGTTTCCTTAGCCCAAACGGCAAGGCCATCTGAGTCATAAGTATCGGAATACTTGACGCTGGACATCTTCTGGAACGCAGTCGGACTCGTGATTTCCCACGTAAAGCCCGAATCCACGTCAGCGGTCAACAGCGCCTCGTTAAAATTCTCGGGAAAAAAGATCGCGGCGTTGCGATCCACCGAAAAGTGACACTCGCGAATCGACAAATTCAAATAGCGAGCGATCTCCGAAGCCAAGTCGGGGCGCTTGGTTTCGGAGATCATATCATCCACTAGCTGCGAGAAGGTTGTCATGCTATCGATCCCCGAATCACGGAATTACTTCTTGAGGCCGAGGGCGGACTCCACGGCCTTCTCGCCGGGATTGTCCTTGACCAGATCGCCGGTGCCCTGCTTGGGCGCAGTCGGCTTGTCACCGATCGTGGAATCGGTCTGCTGGGTCGCCCCGCCGACGGTCTTGCGAATCTCCTCGGAGATCTTTTCCGCGGCCGCGAGGTCGATTTTCTTGATGCGAATCCGCTCGGTCTGCGGGAGCGCCTCCAGACAGGCTTCGAATTCCGCGATCTCGGCCGAGTCCGTGAGGACCAGCATGCCTTTCTCGAAGCGGAACTTGCCCATGCGGAATCGCTGGATGGGGTGCGACGTATACGTCACGGAAGCTTGGTCTGCCATGAATCATTCCTGAAAAGTGGGGGAGGTCTGCGGCTCCCCCTGAGTTGCACGAAAGGTTGAGAGTCAGCTGGCGAAATATCAGGTGGTGGCGACCGCCCCCTGAATGTTCCGGTAGATGCCCATGGTCTTGGCGGCGCCAACCTGGATTCCGCCTTCGGTGGTCAGCGCACCTTCGTCAGCATCCTTGCCCGCGACTCCGTTGCCGTGGCGATCATAGTTCTCGGGGAACGTGTCACGCAGCATCCGCTTTTTGATCGCGCCCGGATGCAGGACATACATCTCGTGAGTCCAGACCGGGTTCTCGTTCATGAGCGCATGGGTCATCAGCTTGAGAGTGCCGAAAGGAGTCGTGACCTCGGTGATCTTGATGCCCAGCTTGGTTTCGCCCTGACCTAGCTGGTAAGTCCCGTCGAGCCACGCCATCCGCTGAATCACCGCCAGCGCCATCGAGCCGCAGAACGAGACTCGCTCGTTGGGCTGACCCTTGACGTTGTAGGAGAAGATTTCCTGGATGAACGACTCGAGATCGCCGCGGGACAGCTTGCCGGCCACCGAGCCGGTATTGGCAGTCTCGACGACGCCGCCGTAGGTTTCGATCTGGGTCAGAATGCCATCAGTGAGTCGGAACTGCTTGTTGTTCAGAGTCGTGAGAGCCTTCTTGCCCCAGATGAAGGAGCGCTCGATATCTTCCGCGTGGTAAGTCGCGCACATCGACTTGTTGTAGGCCAGCTTCGAGCCAGTCAGATACTTGACCGCTTTGGCAGTGCCGGTGATGGCCCAACCATTGCGGAAAATCTGGGTGAAGTTGAATCGCGGCGCGCCCTGCTGCGTAACGGCGGTAGGCCCGGACGAACCTTCCTCGAACGCGTTTCCGATCTTCTGCACGTGGTGCGAACTGGTAATCGAAACCACGGAAGTGGCAGCGAGTCCGCGAACCACGGTCAGGCTGTTGGCGGCCTGCGCAGTGACGAAGATGTGCTCGCCAGTTTCCTCGACGAGGAGAATCGTATTCGGCGGATAGAACGAGCCATCCGCGACTACGACGGTGGTGCCAGTGCCGCCACTGACGCACGCCTGACGGCCGGGCTCATGCGAGTCCTCGAACCAGGTGTAGGTCGTGTCGGAGGTATTCTCCTTGGGCATGCCGGACGTGAGTCCGAGCAGCGGAGCATTCCCGGTGGGGTCGGTCATGAGGATGGCGCTGGCGAAATCGCCCGTGCGTTCACCCACAATTCCCTGATTCGAAGCGAAGACGCCCTGAACAGACATAGCAGTAGTTCCTTCTTAGCGGCCCGAGAGTTCGTCGAGCCAATTGATGGACTGATTCGGAGCGCGTCCGAAGTCGTCGGCACCCCGAGGGGCAACATTGAGGCCGAGATCGCCAGCGGTGTTGCCCGCCATGAATCGCAGCATTTCCTTGGTCTGCGCAACGGCAGCCGCTCGATCACGTCCAGTGTTCTTCAGAGCCTGATCGTAGACCTGCTGAATCAGCGGAGCAACCCGCGGATCACGCGCCGCCGGGAATTCCCGAGCGAGTGCGCTGCTGTCGTCACGACTCGAAAACGTTCCTTCGACCTCGCCACGCACCTGATTCATGATCGTTTCGCTAAACGGGCGAAGAATCTGAACCATCATGCTAAGCGACTGCCGGACGATGTTCTGCCCCATCGCGTTGAAACGCTCCTGGACTCCATTGAAGTCACCATTGTTGATCTGCTCGGCCACGCTGGCATCGAACACCGGATCGCCGAAGCTAAGCTGCCCGAGTTGCTGAGTCAGCGTCGCGGACAAATCGGCATCGGAACCCCCGGTGCCCGAGTTCTGAGTCCCATCGCCGGCAGACTCCCCATTCGGGGCGGACCCGTTATCAGAACCCGGACCCTGCCAGAATGCTGCGGGATCAAATCCATCGCCAGCGTTATTCGAATCGCCGCCGGGACTGCCCGAATCACCGGAATTATCGCCCCCGTTATTGCCGCCGCCAGCCGGACTCCCGCCAGTGGCGCCGCCGCCGAAGTCATCCTTGAGATACCGCGCCCGCAGGATGCCGGGGTGCACGAACAGAGTCTTACGCTTGGACATGATTATTCCTTTCGATGAATGTTTTGGCGAGGTCAGCTAAGTCAAGATAGACTCGCCTTGTCTGCTGGTAGTTGCGAATCTTCTTGAGAAGGGCCTCCTCGTTTTCATCGAGACACTCAACAAGAAGCTGGTGATTCACGTCCGCCACAGTTTCAAAGAATCTGAGGTTGACGAGAATTTTGAGGGAGGACACCAGAGACTGCAAGGCAGACTCATCGTAGTGCCGCTCCAAAAGTTCGGGGTCAGTCATAGATAGGACCCCCTGCGACGACTGCCGGATCGGTAGCTGGGTTGATTGGTGCGCCAGCTGGCATCCCAGGAGTCGCGGGTGCCCCGGCAGGTGGCGGCGGCAACGCAAATTGCTGCATGTTCACGTCCACGTCCATCATGCTCATCCAGTAGTCGAGCATCTTCAGAATGTCGATTTGCTGCGAAGCCTGCGGAGCTTGAATCATGGCGAAGATAACGTCGCTCATCTGGCCCGCCGCCTGCTGGCGATCCAGCGCCTTGAGTCCCTGCCCGATCAGATGAACCAACGAGACGTCGCGCAGACTTGACAGGTCGACTTTACGAGTCGTTCCGTCGAAGAAATCGGCGACTTCAACGCCGTCCTCCTGATACTGCACGATGTTGTAATACATCGAGAATCGCAGCGGTCGCATCATCGTATCATCGAGCAACCTGGCGGATTTCTGCTGACGGCGATTCGTGCCTTGCTGCACCGCCGCTACTTGGTCGGAAACCGCTCGATCGATTCCTGCGATCTGGCTTGGCAGCGCCTGCGCCGGGAAGAACCTGTCGATGATTCCGATCATGCCCTCCAAGTCCTGCAACGTCTGCTTGGTATCGAGCGGGTTGTTGTCGTGGTAGACCATCGTGCGAATGTCCTGGCCCTGCCCCTGCGGCTTGACCGGGACTCGCGCAGCAACCTCGCCTTCGGGGACTTGCCCGTAGTCGACCCGCGACGGATCGTAGAAGGTCGTGCCGTAGAGGTTGCGGCGATTCGCAGCTACGTGAGCATTGAGCAGGAAGCTGGAAAACTGCTGGAGGGGATTCAGGATTTCCGCGGGAGATTTGGCCGCGTCGCCCATGAAATCGTCGTTGATGACTCCGAAGAACGCGGGCAGATACCCATGAATGTTGTTCATGTGCTGGGCCTGAATCAGCTTTTGGCCGCCATCTGTCAGCGTGAACCGCCAAGTTTCATAGTGATTCCGGGCCGCACGAGCCGCCCTGTCGCCGGGAACCAGCCCAAAGTCGTTGGGGTTGATTCGAACGTAGACAGTGACAAGTTCAAACGCGTTCGACTGGAGCCAATCCGTCGCGCCCCCGCCGACAAAATTGATCCAGTTCACGACTCCAGATGACTGATCTGTGTCAAGTCGTGCCTCGACCGGGGGGTTCTTGTAGTAGCTGACAGCCGAAGTGCAGTCGCCGTCGAGCATTTCATCGCAATTGAAATAGACTCCTTCGAGGCACTTATTCTTGAGCCAGTAATGACTCCGCATTTCAGCGGTAGCAAACCACTCGCCCTCCTGATGCAGCTGACTCAGCTCGACCGAGGGATCGTAGAACAGGTTATACATGTCGATCGCGCGGACCTTGTTGCCCTTGAACACAGGTTGAATCCCGAGCGACGGCTCCCCATTGAGTCCCATCTCCAGCTTGGGGCCATAGTCGACCGCCCAGGTGCTGGTGAGTCCGCCGACGTTATACTTGAGGATCTGGAAGATCGCCCGCAGCAGTTGCCGGTAGTAGCCACCGTAAATCGCGTGGTTATTCATGAGCGCGACCAGTTGACTCGCCGACTGGGAATCCTCCGGCTGCGCAGTGTGGTAGAACATTCCGCGATTCGGCGCGAAGGTCTGCGCGAAGTAAGTCATCATGTCGTCCAGATGGACCCAGACGAGTGGGAGCGATACCTGCGTGGCCTGTGGCTTGCCGGTCTTGGCGTGATTCACGGCCCGCTTTCGGTCGTCGTCGGACATTTTCATCCACGCGGACACGTCGCGATCGAGTTGCGAATACTTTTCGACGCGAGAATCCCGATTCGGCCTGTCATAGTCGAGGCGGGCACGCAGATAATCGAGCAAGCGAGCGCGATTCTCCGGGTCGCGAAGTGGATGCGGGGGGTGGACTTCCGGCTTCGGCAGTCGAAAGGTCGCGTGACGAATCTTATCTTCAAACACCGGCTATCTCCATTCCATATTGGGGGGTCATTGGGTCAAGCCCGCCCTGTGTATATGATGCTACCAGCAATCCCTCGTATTGCAAGAGCATTTGCGGCCCATACGCGCACGAATCGAGCAAGTCGTCCCTGTTCGACTTCTTTTTGCGATTGTAACTGAGCAGCTGAGTCGTGAACTCAACCGCGCCCTCGTAAACCGCATACTCTTTTTTCGCCATCAGCGAGACGAACGAGGTAATCCGACTCACCTTGGGATCGCCCTTGCCCGCCATGAGCGGAACCATCTCTACGTTATGATTCATCAATTGCCCGGTCAAGAGCAATTGGAAGAACGGGATCAACACGCGCTGACCCGCAATGGCTTCGATCCCCCAAACCCACGCGCCCCAGTTACGCGCGAGTCGGAGCATGTGGTCGAACAGTTCATGTTCGCGATACTTGCCAGTCACGTGCTCGACTACCATCGGGGGGCCATCCGCTGGCAGCACGTGGACCGTGATTGAGGAATCGTCGTGAGTCGCGGACTCCCCGAACGCGGGATCGAGAATAAGCCAGCTGGCCAGAATCTCGTCGGCACCGGGAACGGGCTGGAAATGAATCTGCTCTTGCGTAAAGCCGTCCTGGTTGTGGCCAGGCATGTTCATCATTTCGCACATCCAGGTCTCTATGAGTCCCAGTTCGCGATACTCTTCAAAATCTTCGACTAGCTCTTCCAGACTCCAGCGCGCAGGCCAGAGAGGAGTCAACGCGCCGGTCGCAGCGTCCTTCACGAGCGCGCCGAACACCACGGGATTCCACTTGGGCCGCTGGCTTAGACGCGCGAGCAGCGACGTCTTTTGCAGCATGTTTCCAAGCCAGATGATTTTCTTCCTGCGCGCGAGTGCCTTGATGAACGGGCCGAAGATCCACTTGTCCAGCTTCTTCTGGAGCAATTCGGAGTCAGTGTTCTCGTTATCTTCGACGTCATCGACGACCGCGATATCTGGACGCTGGTTGTCGATGTTGATGCCGCGCATCTGCTGGCCCGCGCCGACCGCGCGCAAAATGCACTTCTTGATTCGCCCCCCGCGCATCGGGATTTCGAAGATCCACAGGGAGTCGGTTTCTGACTCCTTGATAACCTTGATTTTCCCATACGTCGCGATGAAATTCGGGGAGTTAAAATACCCCATGATATCCTTGCACGCATTCTTCGCGATCGTGTTCGTATTCGACAGGTAGACGCAGAACCTGTGATTCGTGAAGAGAAAATACCAGACAACGGCGAGCTTCGACAGGGTCGTTTTCGCGTGGTCGCGGGGAATCGCAAGCAGAACTCGTTGCATTGCGGTGTTCGTCAGTAGCGGCCAGATTTCTCCGTAGTGAAAGAACGGAACGGGACTCGTGAGTTCATCAGCAAGAAAGAACTCGATGAAGAACTCGCCGTCCTGCTCCAGCCGCGTGACAATCTCTCCCTGAGTCGTGACGACGTCGAGGGTATCCGGGCGCGCATTGGGGTCCGCGTCAAGCGCGACTTCAGTCCAGTCAAGATTGTCATCAAGACTCATGCTATCCCCACTGCTCCGCCATCGCGGCGGCAATCCCCTGGTAAGTCACGCTGCGCTCGCGTTTACGGACTACCCCACCGCCCATGGTATGGACTCGTGCCTGCTGCAAACGAGACATTTTCGCCATCTCCTCGGAGACGTCGTTCGTCGGAATCAATCTTGGCAATCTCCAAAGTCCCAGTCCAGTTTCCTTGCGCTCTGGGTGCCCGAACATCCAAGGTTGCAGCCACTGGAGAGTCTCGGTCCTCAAGTGAGGCCAGACAGCGCTCCGCGGATTTTCAACGCACAGCCTCCGAGTCCGCTCCCTTGCAAGTTGCACCAACCGCTGCGTCCACCTGATAGATTCGACTCGCATCCAATGCTTGCGCTTCTCGTCCCCGTAGGTGCGGTTTCCGCTGAGTGCCATCGCGGTGCAATCAGGGTGCAAAATAATCAAATCCCACGTGCCATGATTCAACAGAAACTCCACAATGTCTCCGCGATGGTGGGGATTTGCCGAGTCACCGCGGGAGGCTTTCAGATCGACCGAAATCGCGTCATGCCCGCGAGCGCAGAATGCGTCACGAACGACTCCAGATTCCTCGCAGCCGACCAGCACGCGCATGACTCACAGCATCTCCCGCATAATCTGGTCGGGGTCGATTGGCTGAATGCCCCCCGGAGAGAAGTTGTTGAGGCGCGGCTTGAACTTGAGAGTCTCGCCGAGGCTGTCCAAAAATCGGCGGGTCACCTGCTGGACTTCAGGCGGAGGCACGACTGCCGATTTCTTGGTTTTCTCGACTCCCCCTAAGCCGCCATCTTTTACGAGGGCAGTTTTCTCCGACTTACCGCCGCTTTGATTCGCGACTTGCGTGTGAATTCCGAGCGCGTCGAGCAGGCTGGCAAAGAACCCTCCGCCGCCTTTCTTTCCACCGCCGCCGCTGAGACTCGGCGCGTCCATATAGCCTTCCGCGTCGCCACCAATTTGCATCTCGATTCTCCTTGGGTAGTGAGGCGCGAAGTTTGCTTTGCTGCGCCTGCGGCGATGTTACTTCTTGAGACGATTCGCCATGCGCATCAGTTCGTCCACGTCAACCCCTTCTTCGACATTGTCGGTGGTTGACTCGAAATACTCAAGTGCATTCCGGGGCGCCGCCTCTTTGTGCGAACCATCGAGGACTCCCTGAACTTCCTGAAACGTCGGATTCACCGCCGACCCGTTCAACACGCTGATTTGCTGAACCTCAGTGCGACTCACGACTTCCCCGTTCTGGAGCTTTTCCGTGTAACGCTTTGTCAGTGTGAGTGGGACGCGCTGCCCCGCCTGACTCGGGTCGAGCACATGATCCTTGGGAGGCGCCATCCGTCTCGTAGCCCTGTTTGCGACAGCCGCGATCTTTAGCAGAGTCTCAGTGTCGTTTTCTATCTCGGTCCGCCGCATCAACTTTCGCACGGCGGTATTTTCGATTCCGTCCCACCCGCCATCGCGGTCGAGCTTATCGCGGACAGTTTCCGCGCCCACGAGCATTCGGACGTCTTTATAGTCCTGACTCTCGATGAGTTCGTCGATTTCCTGCTTGTTGACTCCCAGCGTATTCGCAATCGTTTCGGGGTCCAACCCATAGACGCTGCTTTTCGCGACGGTCAGATGAATCTCGTCCACCGAACGCCCCAGAATCGATTCGAGACTTTCAACAGTTAGGGCGGCACTCATCGCTTTACACTTTCACCAATAGTCTGCCTCGTGATTCCGCACCATCGCCACCAGTTTGTCAAGCCGATTTGCGCATTTTCTCCTGCGCTGGGATGAAATGCACGACATTCTATGAGTCATGTGGGATTTTTTGAATTTTTTAATTTAGGTTGTGAGTGCCATATTAAGACCTCCAGCCGCTTTCGCAGATGGGGGGATACCCCCGCCCCCCTCAATACGTAGCAGACTCCAGGGACTCAGCGTCCTCCACGCGGCTGCTACTAACTAATAACATCGAGCGAAGCGAGTCAACTTCAACATGCTCGTCGGCGACCAGCCGACTCTACTTCCTCCGAGGCCCCGAAGGGGCCGAGGCCCGGCGCTGCCGTGTTGTTCTACGTTTGTTCTATTCAGCAGGCAAAAGAAAGGGCGCGGGAGTGCCTTCCCCCGCGCCCCTTGTGAGTTAGGCGGTATGCCGTGCCGTTACTCGGCGGCGGCTTCCTCCGTGGTAGTCGCGGCGGGCTGGGCTTCGTCGGCGGCAAGCGCGGCGGCTTCTGCCTCGAAGTCGAATTCCTCGCTGTCCTCGTCGTCCTCGATCACCGCGATTTCCTTCTCACTGCGAGTCGCAAGCGCGCGGTCAAAGAATGCGGGGTCCAGCCCTTCCTTCTTGGCCAGTGCAGCGCCGAACTTCAGCGCGCCTTCAAAGTAAGAGTCCGGTTCGCCCTTCTTGTTCGTGCGGCTTTCAAGTCGCGGATAGATCGCGGCGGCGTAGCTGGCGGACTCCATCGCCTTGCGCAGTTCCTTCTTCGACAAGTTGGCCAAGCCGAATGAGCGGAACTTCTCGCCCATGATCTTTTTGACCTTCTGCCACAGTTCGTTGTAGGTCGCCAGAATCCCGGCGCTGGCTTCGGTCTTGGTAGTCACGTAGTCCGCGATGGTCGTGGGCATCTGCTCTTGAGCCTCGGCCATATCGTCCAGAGTCTCGGCCTTGCGGAGCGGGCGGAGCGCGACAAGGTTGCACTCCTTCGCAATCAAGCCTTCCAACCATGCCTGCGCCTGGGAGTCAGCAAGCACAGCTTCAAGCGTCGGGGTCGGGTAGATCACAAGGGCGCGAACGGTGGTGTCGGTGCCCTTCTCCTTGCTGCCCTTCTCGGTCATCTTGGCCAGAGTCACCTGCATGCCTTCGCCGTAGACGGCGGGGTCGAAGTCGCCGTCCTCGGTGAAGCCGACCTGAACGACGGGGAACGAATCGAAGTCTGGCATTGTCTCGCGCGACTTGCTGATAAATGCCAATGCCTCGTCAATCGACGGGAACAGGCTGCGCGATGGGAAGTCAGTTGCGACGCTCTTCGCCTTCGATTCGGCGGTGGTGTTGGTTTCGGTAGTCATAGCAATCAATCCTTCGTGTGAGTGGGCAGACCATGGAAATTCGCTCTGTCTGCCCTTAGAGCGTCTCAAACGCGCGGCGCGCGGTCAAGCCTGATCTGATCTTGCGCAAGCTGCCAATCGTCCGGCGTTTCGGTGGCGTCCATCCAAGTCAGCCCGGCGATTTGTTCCTTTGCCCATGCGCGGGCGCGCGCCGGGCGGTCATGGGTTCCGAATGTCACGTAAACGCCTGTTAGCCGATTCATGATAGCGCTGTGCCACTGCGGGTGCGTGGGGTCTTTGACTACGCGGAAGGTCCAGACTTCGCGCGGTGCGATTGCGCGGGCGATGGTGATTAGGGTGTGGTGCATGGCTCAAGACTCCTTAGCGGTGTTGCTGAATGAGGCGGCGCGCTTCTGCTTCGTGCGCCAGCGCTTTCTTGACTGCGTGATAGACCGTAAACGAACTTTGCGCGGGGTCATCCTTCGCGCAGTCGGCGTATGAGTGCCAAAGATCGGCCAGCTGCTGTTCTGCTTTGGTGATCTGCTCAATCGTGCAGTCATTCATCTCGGTCTGCATTGTCGTTACTCCTAGCGAGTGCCGCGCGGGCTGCGGGGCTGCGCATTGTATGGGCGCAAGTGA